GACGGCAAGCGAGGATCCTCTCTCTTGCCCAAGGGCGGCTTCTTCCCAAGCAAAGCAGGGGATGCCCAGAAAAGTACTGTTCTTCCTCTTAGAAACCAAAGAGGAGCTAATTAATTTCTGGACAATTTCGTCAGTTAAGGGAGTGCCAACTCCAAGATTGTATTGCGTTTCAAACTTGGACATCCAACTTTCGTACATATCATCGAAAGTAAGATGGACGGGCTTGCACCCAGCTCGGACAAGAGCTGCATTAGCCACATCTCGAACGCGATTAAAGTCGTCGCGTCCGTAAAAGAGAACTTCACGGAGCTGAGTCTCAATTTGCAAAGTCGAAGCGTCTTGAAGAGACATGACGCTCGTTCGAACATAGCTCATTGACTCAGAAATTCCCATAATGTCCATGACTCCCACTCGTTTGCCATGGAACATGCGGGGTGTGCGCTTAACAAACTTGACCTCTAGATCATAAGGCCTAGTCACAGCGTCTTTTTCGGGTGTGGTGAACTTGATCCCGCAATCAGCATATCCGCGCTCGCAATCATAAGCATTGAACGAGCAGTCCACCACAGCAGCCAAGTCGTCTCCACACGTAGCATACTTGACAAGCTTGTTAAACGCTTCCCACATACCCTGAGCAGGACCTCCAACTCTTCTGTAATAAACTTGCCATGATCTTCTCAAGCTGACGCCAGAAATGTTGTTGTTCTTGTTCATCGTACGCAACGTGCCAGTAAGATTTCCATCGATGTGCAAGAACACCTCATGTCCAATAACCTCAAAGGACACAACTCCTACTTGACTTAAAACTGTCGCCCACATAAAAACTGTTTGAGCGTCGAGGTGAGGATAGACAAACTTTAGCTCTCCCTCAACAATAGGAACATCGACAATTAAGGTGAAAGTGGCTTCTTGACTAGCGTCAAAAGTCTTGGCATCTCCACAAATAGCGTCTTCGTAGCAAGAGAGCAAGGTCCAAAGCGAGTTTCCATTTTGACCTGTGGGGTCTATGCCAGTTGCGGTTCCATTGTAAGGAGCTCCATAAGCCTCCACAGCTTGGCACAACGCATAAACACGTCGACAACAAAGCAAAATAATAACGTGCTGGGAAGAAGTCGCTCGAGGGGCTTTGGTAGGAGGCCTAAGCTCTGACTTTGGAGTCGTTTTAGCAAAATGAAAAGGAATCACCCCATAAACAAACATTAGAGTGAAGCAGGTGTCGAACTCATCTTGAAACTCCGGTTTAACACGGTAGTGAGTGGTTTCAGGGACAAGCTCAAAGTAGCCAAGCTTTCCTGCCCCAGGAGGTGTCTCAAGATTCGTAAAGCCAGCAGCGCTTTGCATTTTAAGAGGCTTGACGTGGCCGTCAGCAGTACCATTAATAGCTTCAAACCACGAGAGAGGACTAGTGGCTCTAATCAAACAAGACCGAGCTGCACTCATCTTGTAGTCCCTAGTCGCCAAAGCGCACTCGACCAGATCTTGTTGCAGCCAAGGATCCACGCTTTTAAGATAGACGGGATACTTAGCCTTCATCTCATCAATCGCCCTCACTCTAGCTGGGATTCTAAAAGGAGGAGGCATAGGGACACCTCCAACTTGAACTCCTTCTACGCAATTGAAAACAGCTGAGCGCAACAAGTCTGTTTTTCCGGGAAGGAAACCAGGCTTAGGGGAATGGAAAATGGCGCCTCTTTTAGTAACGTCGTTTACAACAGCGACTGGAATAAGATCTTTAGTGTCGTCTTTATACACAACATCTAAAATCCAGGGATACCTCTCGATAATGTCATCGATGTCATCTCTCAAAACGCTATAAGCATAAGAGCGATTGTAACCAATGGCATGGCCAGTATGACCCAAGCCAAAGCTTCTTCCTCCTCCTCCAAAGCGAGGGTTCAAAGGCACAACCATACCACCACAAGAGCCAGGAGGCGTAACTGCAGATCCTTCAAACATTAAAGCAACAGCAGCGTCGCCGTCAGAATACTTCATTTGCTCAAGCTGAGAAAAGTGCCCATGAGGCACGCTTTGAAGAGCCAACTTAGTAGCAGAAGTCTCTATGGACTTCAAGTCTGGAGCCAACTTATAAGTAGGACAAGGCTTCCAATACACGCTAGTAACGTCCAACAAAGAGGGGTTGAAATCGCTCTCGTACATGTACCTGTTTCTCAAGTCGGCAAAGAAATTGACTCCACGAGGCAACAAAACCAAAGTCTTGTCTTGCCTAGCATCATACAAAGTCTGCACATACATGTCGTTTTCTTTGGAAAAGCCATCTTTAGGTGCAATTCTGAACACTTTGTTGTACGGAGAAGGCATAACTAAGATGCTAGCTCTACCTGTGGCATGCTCGAACAAATGCTTAACAGAATGTCCCAACCTTCCCACCACCATTGAAACTTGGCAGGATATGTTAGACTCTGTCTTGACTGTAGTGACTGGCACTGTGCACTTTTCCAAGACACCATAGATAGACTCAGCTAAGCCAGCATGAGACACGACCACATAGTCTCCCTGCTTGGCCGCTTCAGACTGAGGAGCAAAGCGCAAGTTCGCGTGGGGAAGAGGCTTGGCTTGAACTCCATAGCTAGCAGAGTATGCCTGCTTAGTAGGAGGACTGCCCATAACTCTTTCAATAACCCACAGTATAGCCTTCATAGCTCCGACTGTGAGAAAAGCGGACACGGTGCAGAGGGCAATAAATCTTCCATAAGCAAAAATGTGCCCCCAAGCTTCCTTCGCAAAGCTCAAGGCCATAGCGCCAAACTTGATGATCTTACGGCCAACATACTTGCCTGACTCAACAATCATGGCGTAGAGGGTCGCTTTTTCAACGTCGGTGGCTAATCTGCAAGACCTCATGTGGTGGACTCTGCACTTAGGACTGTCTCCATGAGTAAGACAAGGAGACGACAAGGACTCTCCTTCGAAGCAACAAGTGCTTTCAGGTTGGATGTACAAAACATCATCGTCAGAGGCTTTAAGGTCCAAAGAGAAAACAGACTTGTGCATATCCAACCAAGTGTCAAGAGAAGAGCACGAAACGTGCTTGCTCAAAAACTGCTCGTAATCAGCCAAAGAATCAAAGTCTTTTTCTTGAGTATAGGAGTCGATCAAAAAGTCAATTTCTTTCTTTGGAGTGAGCTTGAAAACAGGCTGTGACTCATACAAATTTTGAGTGATTCCTTGCTTGTTGACTAATGTGCCGGAAAGACCCAACTTCTCTTTGAACTGAGGAGCTCTGAAAATGTCATGACGATGGTTAGGGACTTTAGTCGGGACCACTTTTGCCAACGCTGAAGCTCTGACATTAGCTTTTAAAGCATCAAAATTTGTAGACCCAACTGAATACTCATTGACTTTGTTCACGATCATTCCCGCAAATTCCCAAAACTTGAACGGCTTGTCGCCCACTTGAAAAATGAGCAAGTCTTGGAGCCTTTCAGGATCGGTAATAGAGTACAAACTCGTAGCCTCTCTCACTTCTACGTCTGCTAAAATGTCGATACGACGATTTCCAGCCTCAGGACTAGTAACTTGAGGATCTCCAATTCTATTGGCTGTGAGGTAAATCGTAACAGGAGAAATGTAAGTTTCCTTATCTGCTAAACCAGCTCCTTCTTAATGAAAAGGCTG